CTGCCGTAAACGTGCGCGACCCACTGAGGCCGCGCCTGTCCCCGTCAGACGCTTTGCTTTTACGTCTGAATTAGCCATTTAAGCCTCCTTTAACCGAGGTTATTGTTTTGAGCATACAAAATGGTAATACGAATCTCACCTGCTGATGTTGCAGCGGAATTAGTTACAGTCAAACGAATGTCTGCTGTTCCTGTATCTTCCCATGCTAATGCGCCACCCGATTCGGTTGTTGGATATTTACGTCCGGCAGTTGTTCCAATTCCAAATGTATTAACAAGTGTTGCAGCACCACCAACAGTGTCTCCAACACTTATATTTGTGGCCCCACTTGCTGCTGTAATCACGTCGAGCACACAATCAATAATCTGAGAGTTTGCGGGGATGACAACGTTTGTTACAGATGCAGCCAAAGCACCGCCAGATAAATCTGCTGCAAATGTCTGAGACATTACAACTTGACCAGTGTTTTTAATATTTGTGCCGAGACTTGTGCCCGTAGTTTCTTTAATGGTTCCTGCTTTAATAGGACCAGAGAAAGTTGTAGTACCCATGTAGATCTCCTGTCTTGGGTTAAGTCAGCAGCCCCATGCCGCTGTCAGGGATAATTCACTATAACACATCAAATAAAAAAAGAAAGAGCCGCAAAAGCGGCTCAATCCAATTAAATTGTATTGAAACTTAGGCTGCGCCTGGAGTTCCAAAAACTGTACGCCAGTCGGATACACCGAAGCTGTAACGCTCACGAGCTTTAAATCGCATGTTACCTGTATCAAAATCACCTTCCATGGCTGTTTTGATTGGGGCACGATTAAAGTACTTAAACCCGTTAGGTGCGTCTGTCTTTATGAAATACGCATCTGTGTCTGTAAGGAAGTGGTTAACAACAGCGCCTTGAGGAATCATTCCCATGTTCTTCATTGCGTTTGCGTCATTATCCGCTGTTCCCGGACGTAGGTTTGAGTTTAACACTCGCTCTGCAATAAACTGCAATTCTTTTGGTATGATTAGTTTCGTACCGCTTACTGCAATTTTAAGACCACGCTCATCAGTAAAACCTGCAATATCGATGAGCATTTGCTCTAATGAGGTTTCATTGAGGTCTGCCGCAGTTGCCAAAATATTGGTTTGGTTACCTGACAGAGATGGGTGGGCGTTTGAGCATAATGCTGCGCCGTCCCCAATCGCGTTTGCACCAGTGTTGAACGCATTGTTCAAGATAGATGCAGCTTTGATTTGCTTTGTTTGAGCCATAGAACGTGCAAGAGCTTTCGTATAACGAGAAGCCAGACGATCATATAGATTGTCCTCAATCGCTTCCTCGGTAATTGAGAAAGCCAAAGCAATGGTTTCGTGAGTGTAACGAGCAGTGTATGTTTCTTTTGCATCGTCAAAACTGATGGCTCCGCCTTCAGATTTTACAGGTGCAGTTGAGAAACCACCAAGCATTACTTCTTCTTCGAAAGCACGGTCAGATGACTCTTCTTCAAAGATTTCAGAATGCTCGTTCTCGTAACGATTATATTCTAACCCAAACAATGCATTTAGGCCAGGTTCTAGCTCTTTCGCTAGTTGTGCGCGTGATATAGCCATACTACGCTCTCCTTATACGCCTGTTGATGTCGCGTTGGTCTGAGAATCAAACCGCGACGTGGTTGCATTGAAATGAGCATTGATTCTTACAATCAATGGAATACCCGCAGCAGCAAAATCGCTGTTTGCTTCGTCATCCATTATACCGACAATACGCAACGGAAGTGTTGCAGTAGTGTTGATTGTAGACACGCCCAAAGCTGAGTTTGAATTACCCGTACTAGTAGAACCAGTACGTGCAGATGTGCCTAAAGACGCATTTGCAAAAACAGCCGTTAGGGCTGTCGCACGATCTGTGATCGTTGCGTCAGTTGCTACTTTGAACAACTGATTTGGGTTGTCAGCTACAAAAGCTTTAACAGGGTGGTTAGTATCCACGCTGACATTGTTCGAACCGGGCCAATAACTTACAAAGGTCGGTTTTTTCGAAACTGAGTCAACATATTCTACGCCCATCAGAACACCAAGAGCAGGAGTTGTACCCCCACTTGTAGCTCCCGCATGATCTATTACGCCTGCCGCAGTTGGCACACATAAAGAGTATTGGAAGATCGGATTGGTGTTGTTAGAAGCGATTTCATACTGAGTTACCCCAGTAGAATTTACACCGTTTCCAACAAGCCCGATAGGACGTAAACCGAAGGCAGTATTTTGATTTGCCATTTTAGTTTTCTCCTAATGGGGCGACCCTAACTTTTACGAGGGCCACCGAAGGTTACACGAGACTGACGATTGGCTTTTTCAATCGTCATGGTTGAATGTTGATTCTCTCTCATCATATCGTAGTCAACTGCATCCATTTGATCTCTAGATTTACTATTAAAGTAATTAGTTCTCTCCTGAACCGTCTCAACGGGAATCCGAGCGAGTATCAGTCCGCCTACTCCAAACACACCTTCATATTTACCTGATTCTACGACGGGAGCTTCAAAGTCAGGATATTCGTCCTTACGAACTAGTTCCCAACCCTCCCGCATTTTAGCACTGATGTTTTTTGTATCATCAAATCCTCGCGTTTCGGCTCGAATCCAACGATGCGCAAACCCATCAGGGGCAGGCGGTGCATCTAACATTGACGGGGGTGCCCACGGACGCCTTTGCGCCGTTTTTTCCCTTGTTTGATTAGCGCGAGAAGTACGCTTGATTGAATCGTTTGTGCTATCAGTCATTGTGTTACTCCTTCACGTATTTCGCATATTCTTCTAGCGGCACACCCAATTTTTTCGCGATTGCGACTTGGCTAGGGGTGAGTCTAACCTTTTTCCCACTGCTGCGCCCAGAATTGGATCTTGATACGCCTGCAACCGTCTGAGCGGGTCGTTTGCTTGCGTTCTTCGCTTCACCTCCAAATGTGTCAGAAATGCGGCGATCAAGTTCAGTATAGTACTCATCGCTCGTGGGGTCAAACCCTTCGTCTTCCACGAGCTTTTTATGTATGCCAAAAGCTGCAAATGTTTTGGCTTCATCCTGTCCAAACCACTCATTACGAGACGCCCAATCTTGGGCTTTTGGATCAGGACGTTTGATCTGTTGCTGCGGTGCGGCTTGAGTTTGCTGCGGTGCCGCAACCTGCTGTTCAGCCTGCTGTTGTTGCCTTTCTTGAGCTAATTTAGCTTGATTAGCCCTTTCATTTTCCGCAGACAAAGCAATCATTTTCTTATTAGCCTCAACAACGGCGGCTGTATCGCCCAACTCCATAGCTCTAGCTAATTCTTTTTCAGTTTGCTCCATCTGAGTAGAGACGCGATTTGAATACTCGGTAACATAATTACTATCTAAGGCACTAAATCTTTGCTTTAATTGCGTAGCCTCGTCTTGAACCTGTTTTGCGTAATTAATCGCCTCTTCTTCACGGCGTTGAGCCTCACGCATTTTCTTTGTAAGACGGTCAATCCTTTTTTGAGTTGCACTTTCAGCTTTATCAAACTGATCCTCTTGTACAACTTCAACTTTTTCTGATTCCGTTTCTTCCTCTGGAGTTTCAACCTCTACTTCTGTATCGGCCTCCATCTCCATTTCTAATTGTGCCTGTTCTTCTGCCATTTAACCCTCCTAGTAATGCAAAATGTCTTCTGGATCGTTAATTCGAGCCAAAATCTCGTCATCATTTAAAATACGAACTTCTCCGCCATCAATAGCAAAGCGTGATCCCGCATATCTTGCAAACATCACCCATTCTTTCTCCGCGCACCAAGGGCCAGAAGGAAACTTTTCCTGATCTTGGTATGCCAACGGTCCGACTTTCAATACATAGCCGACTTGCGTTGAAATTTGCTGTTGTTCTACAGCAGAATCGGGCAATAATATGCCCCCTTCAGTCTTCCCCTTACCGCGGTAGGGTAAAACTAAAATTCTCCATCCTGTGGGGTTGGGCATTCTATCTAGAAGTGACCCGCCTATGGCTTCTGGGTCTAAAACTTTAACTGTTGGCTCTTTGTAAGCATCTCCAAGACTTGCTACAGCCTCTTTTACTTCAGTTAAATTAACTTTTGCGCTCTCAGTCATTACTTCGCTCCTGTTTATCTAGCAGGCCCTTGAGTTCCTGTTCCACGTGATTCAGGGCTTCAAGATTCCCCATAAGCTCACGATATTGCTCCATCGACGAAACGTTGCCAAACTGCATCAGGTCAACAACGCCCTGTCTTCTGTCTTTTATAATGCGAAAAACAGCCTCCGCAACATATATCTCATCCATTCTTAGATATTCCCACCTTTTCTTATATGAGAGATCCTAAGATATTTTGAGATAATATGCAATTATATATTAAGCCACTTATATATTTTATAAGTTTCTTCTTTACGGTGCTTCAAACCGTTGTAACCACCGTTTACTCTTTTGGTTATTGTTTTAATCGTATCTTCATCGACTCCGTTATCACAAATTTCCCACAACTTGTTCCTGTGAAAGAACCAAATTGCACTTTCCATAGGAAATTTTGAGGAAACAAGATCAGGATCTTCCATTACTTCAGGTAAATCCATGTCCGCTGCAAACTGAGAATAATTATTTTTGCCAGTGCATTGTAAAAATCCACGACCTCGCCACAGATAGCCCTGTCCCTCATTGCCCATTCTGTCACCATACACCCGGTCTGCTAAGGCTTGTGGGTTACGAGCACAACTTTCAGCATCGCTCTCAGATCTGAAGTATTTTCCAAAGACTGCCAGTATAGATTCTTTACTATAGTTAAGATTTTCTTGGGTATAACGAAAAGTTCCGCTTTCGTGCACGAGTTGACCAAGAAAATGTGCTCCACGCTCTGGGTTCAAGGCATAATGGTTACAAATCTTCTTTGCAGTATTAGGACCAAATGCACCATCTGGTGAAGATCCAATCTTTTCTTGCAAAGTTTTTAGTGCTTCACTCATTTTATCTTCGCTTTCATAAATAAAACCAAGCCGTAAACAGTAAGTGCAAAAACAGTAGCAACTCCTACGTCCAATAAATGTTCTCGCATATGATATATAAACTCAATCCCCGCTTGAACATCCCCTTGACTGGACATTGAAGTAATTTCAACGTTTTTTGTACCAGTAAAGTTTTCAATAGTTTGTTCCATGTCACCTCTTAAAGAATTTTTGTACGCCTCTTACACCAAATGATGCAGAGATTGCTATACCCAAGCTATAAAAATACCAGTCTGGTGCCTTGGAAAGCTGTTCAAAGCCTTTATCTACCCAACCCTCAGTGCCTGGAATGAACGCTAAAACAAGCGGTATAGACAGGACAATGACAAACCATTCGTCTTTCCAACTTGATTGAGAACCCTGCGCCATGATGCGCTCCCAGTCTGCTACTGAAGTCTCTTTACTCAGCATAATCTTTGCTTTGGCTTCGGCCTCTGTAAGTTTTAGCTTTGCACTTGCAGCCTGTGCTTGAGACTTGGCATCAAGCCAACTGCCCGCCAGACCCGCTATCGGACCAATAATCGATTGTAGCATCAGTTTTCCTCCATCTGAATACTTGTTTTCTTTTTATCAGCTTTTGCACTGTATGCATTAAAGCCCATAAAAGCTGCAACCACCCCGGAAGCAGCTATCACGTATACACTTGCAATATCTGTGATAAGACTCGCCGCCTTGTCAAAACCCAGAACACTAGCCAAAAGTATGATAAACGGGTAAATCAACATTCCTGCCAAAGCAAAACCTGTAAACCTGCGCTCTGCATTGCGCTTCAAATCTCGATCAACCATTTCAAGTCTACGGTCTTCAAGAGCGAGTTTATTCCATTCTGCTTTTTCAATAACACCGTTATTATTTAAATCAGCTTTGTCAAATTCCGTCATTTAGTCGCCCTCGCATACGCAATTGCTATTCTTTTTTCCCGGGTGATTATAACAACTTTCCAGTTTTTGTCATATATAATGTATTTTCCACGCCATTCTTTGAGTATCACCGTTCTATTTTAATACACACAACTTTGGAATTTTGGTTCGTAACCAAAACTTTAGCTTCTTTTTGAGCCATTTTGCAGGCTTCTTCGCTAGAATAACTTCCCACGTGATAGTGGTCAAAGTTGCCAGTAATTACTTGCAGCCAAAGCAACACCCACATTTAAATACTCGCTACAAGCATATAAACAAACGGAAATGCCGCCACGAACATTAAAAATAAAATACCAAGCACTAATTTCATCACCACCTCCCTTGCCATTTTCCTAAAAAATAAAACAAAACAAATAATATCCCACCACTTACAACAAAGATAAAAGCCCCAATAGCAAAATTTATTGCAGCATCCATCTGTTCCTGCTTACGGTAAAGCTCGTCCTTACGCTGCTTACGCATTTGTGCCTCAATCGCCAAAACTTCTTTCCAAGCACTCGGCCCATAGGTCCAAGATATGTGGTCCTTGATCTCGGCCCTCATTTGCTCCATCTTTTTCTTTTGAGCAAATATCTCCAAAGCAGTCTCTTCGTCAGAACCCTTGAACGTCTTTTTCCAAAACGGAGGATTCTTCTCCCGCTCTTCCAGGTTTGTAAAATCAGAGAAAGCCTTCCCCCACTGGGAAAGCTGACCCGTCATATCTTGTAAATCCTTACCCGCCCCTATCGCTGCTTTGAGCGCCTTAAAGCTCCCTGTCGCTAGGGCGACACATGAAATTGGGTCCATATGGGCTAGACACCCATATGTGTCGTGCCCTTAATAGCTGCGCCAGTGCCACGAGTTTTTACCTTTTTATAGGTGTCACCCGCCATCGGAGGTGTTTTAGGCTTTCCGACTGTCTCAGGCTTGGGAGCTTTTGTAGGCGTGTTTACTACAATTTTTACCTTGGACATTTTACTTTCCCCTCTGTTTAAGTAGTTCTCTTTGCATTGCACTATCAATTCGAGCCGCGGTCTGGGCCTCTTGGCTCGCCAACCGCTTATCAAACTGCTCTCCACGCATCTGCTGATTCTGCGCGTCAAGCTGCAATTTCTGTTGGTCCAGTTGAGCATCTGATTGCTCTGACTGTGCCCGTATCTGTAACTCCTGCTCTTTCAACTTTACAAGCGGATCCGGCTGATTTGCACCAGAGACTTGTGCCGATAGCTGTTTGGCCTGCTGCATACCCTCTGCAACAAACTGTGCAACCAATGCCTCGAACTGCAACTCCTGTTGATCTGCATCCATCGGACCCAACTGCGCCATCTGTGCCATAGCCTGCTCTTGTGCCGCAATCTTCACGTGTTCCATAACGTGCTTCTGCATACCCAAAGCAACGGGCGGCATCTGAGCAACCATTGGACTCGCACCAAAAACCAAGTGAGACATAATATGCGCCTGATGATTCTGACCCTGAAACGCAAACAACTTCATGTTGTCCAATGCGTTGATGTTCTCTTGTGCAGGGTCCGTGGGCAACGGCTCCTCGTCCGGCATCGACTTCAATATCCTGTCGGTATCTGTTACACCCAACGCCTCATACATATCCCTAAACACCTCGTGCATGTTATGCATCTCCGGCGCTTGAGCCGCCAATTGTAACTTAGTCTGAGCTAACGCAATCCGCTGCGCCTGACTAAATACATTCGGATTAGAAACAGGTATTACATCCACACGATCATCAAAGTCACTCGCCATGACCGCCTGATCGCTGCCCGCAATACTATACGGATATTCCTGCGGTAAACTCTCCGACATGACCCGCGCAAGGATCTTAAACTCCTGCCGCATCGCATAGTGCAACCTTTTATGCACAGCACTCATGACCCGCGAACCCTGTTCTAACATCGCTATCGTTGTGCCAACAGCAGCTTGCTGATTACCGTCACCGACCTTCATATCTGTAATGGTCGCGAACCGCTGACCTGCCTGAACGACAAAACCTAGCAGATTAAACAGAGTCTGGTCGGGACCCTTAAACGGCAACGGCATGAGACTATCCCGAATAGCCCCACCCGGAGCGTCCACGTCACGGAACTCCCCAGGCTGAAGAGGATCGTCATCATCTCTGATACGAAGTCCGCGAGCTTTGAAGCCCGCAGGGAGGTTTGACAACGTACCCGCATCGATCAACTGCCTCAGTGCCGCCGTGGCTGACCTTGATAGGCCGCCAATCGTGTGAATCAAACCCAATCCATAAAAACCAAAACCCGGCAAAAACTTGTAATGCACAAAGTAGTTGATCTTCATACGCATCGCGTCTTCTTCACGATAATTCCGCCGAATAGACAATATCTGCCCGTTATCCTGCGAAATCGTCACCACATATGGCAATTTAATGCCCGTCGGTTCGCCATCTTCCCCTACATCCTCAAACCCCTCAAGGTCCAAATCAACGTGGCATTCCAACAAAGTACAGTCATAATCTATCTGTGACGGCTCAAAACCCCCGATTCTGTTCACTTCTTCCGTAACACCGTCCATCTCCTGCTGCGCAGGTATCACAGGTATATCCAGATAAAATCCCCCGACCTGCATCTTTCGCAAATCGTTCAAATCCATCTTCACAACCTGTGTTACATTCGGACATGTCTCCAAATCTGATGTCTCGTAAGGAACCACAAGGTTTTCCGCAGGCACAAACTTAGATACAATCCGACCCATGTTCTCATCGTAATACACCTTCTTGAACGTGCTACCCGCCAACGGTAGATAAAACAGCATCTGGTCCATGTCCGGCGTGTAATCCTCCATGACATTGGTCAGATAGTAATTCATAAACTGCTTAACGCGCTCGGCCTGATCGATCTTCGCACGATCCTCCTTACCCATAACAACAGTTCTTACAGGACCCGAAGGCGGCAATAATTCGTTAAACGCCTGCGCCTGAAACTGCGTCGCCGCCTCCGCCAATAAGGGATGAGTCACACCAGAGGCTCCACGAAACGGTTGCGTTCTGTCCTCATAACTAAAACCAAGAAGCTCTAACCCATTCGAATAAGTATCTTCCCAATCCTGACGAGATGCCTTGTTACTCTCAAACTCACTGCTTAAATCACCAGAGATCCTAGCCAACTCACTATCCGATAACACCTCCGCTAGGTTATCGCTAAAACCAACGTCCCCCATGCTCTCCGCGCCGGGATCAAAATCTACAACAACGTCCCCGCTTTCCTCTTCAAT